TTCTAATAATTTATCTAAAACTATTCCTTCTTTAACATATGATGAGTTAGTTAAAATATCTTCATCATATGCAGTCATATATCTCATTTCTATTTTGCCAGAAGCTAATGGACTAGAATGTGGATAAATTTTTCCTTCGCTTGTTAATGTTATAATTTCAGAAGGTATAGTGCCTCGATTTTTTTCTTCGTATTTGTTTTTAGCTAGATTTATTAAATTGTCGTTTTGATAACGATCGGTGTGTTTTGCCATTGTAACTCCTTTATTCTTTATTATAAATATATTAAACAGTAAAAATGGGAGTAAAAACTACTCCCATTATAATAAATAAATTAATATTCTAAGACTGCATAATCATATTTCAATGTCATTTCAATTTGTACAGATTCTTCTGTACCCCAATCCATTTGACCAAAATTAGTATCTAATATAAATGCACCTTTCAATGTCCATTCTTCTATTTTTTCTCCCGTTGGAGATAAAGAATGAAATGTTATATCCTTTTTATATTGAGTACTATATCCATCTCTACCAGTTAATGATTCATGATGAAGTCTAACCCATTCCATGACAGCTTGTGCTCCAGAAGGAACTATAGGATCATACAATGTAATAGCTACATCATTCCATCTAGTCTTTCCTTTAACTTTTCTATCAATGTTGATATGGTCTAATACTACTTCTCCATTTGTTAAAGATGGTCTAGCTGCAGCTTTTATTATATAACTTGGAATATCTCCAATATACATAATAAACCTATTGGCCATTTTTGGTTCCCAATCAAATGCATTCAAAAATAAATCATTTTGATTAATACCGGGTAAATTTTGTTCTAATGCCATTTTATATTCCTATGTTCTTTTTATATAAATATTACTTAATCTAATTTCTATTCAGGGAATGAAGCACCAGTTGGTTGAATATTAAAGTCTAAGACAATAAATTCTGCCGTTCTAGTTGGTTGTAAAAATATTTGACCATATAATATATTTTGATCTATTAGATCTGGTGTATTATTTGTGTCATCCATTACTACTCTAAACGCACTCAAACCTTGCTGCGATCTTACTCCTTCTAAATAAGGATTAACAATACTTAAAAATCTTAATCTAGTTGCATCCGTATTTTGTTCAAATACTAAAAACTTAGTTGCAGATGCTATAAATTTCTTAACTGTTATTAATAATCTTCTAACATTAACTCTGTCTAAAGCACTTGGTCTAGATTGTAATGTTTTCTGTCCCCATATACATATTCCTTGATTAGGGAAGTTTGCTATTGGGTTAATTCTAGCTTCGTACAACGAGTCTCTATCTGCCTGGGTTAATTTTTCATAAGTATTAATTGCCGCTGTTAGTCCACCTCTATTCAAACCTGCGGGGGCATACCATGGTGCTGATGTTGCATCATTAAATGATAATGCTCCAGGTACTAATACCGACGGTGGTACAAATATTGGTTTATTTTTTGCTGGATCAATTATTCTTACCCATGGAAAATATGTTGCTGAATAATTAGAATCTAAACTAGTTACATTATTAATAGTGGTTGTAATACTATCTGTTAATGCAGGTACATCCATTACATAAAATGTGTCTTGTCTTTCTTCTGCCATTTGTCTAGCTTCTGCAGTTACATTTGGATGTTTACTATGCAATATACCAGGTGTTAATAACATATTAATATCATAGAAATCCGTATTACTTAAAGCTGCAAACGCTTTCCTATATGCTTTAGTACCTGTGGTAGAATTGCCAGAGCAATCAAATCCAAATGTATTTGTAGCTGTTATATTTGTTCCAGATAATTTAGGTAAATTTGGCCTTGCGCCATCAAATCCACCTTGAAATGGTACCATAAATTTTCTAGTTTGTAAAGCTACATTAGAACCAATTGTATTGGCATCTAATACATTTTGAATAGATCCGGTATATGGTGATAACACACTTGGGAAATTTGCGCCACTAGATTGACTAACGTCTCCTAAATAAAAATCTGAATTTGATGCAGTCGTTATACCAGTAGTTGGGAGTGGAGCTAAATAATTTAAGTTATTTAAATTTGTAAAATCAAATCCATGGAAGTTTTTACCACTAAATGATCCGCCAATTGTTTGTGTTAATGACATTGATGCCGATATTAAACTTTGTGTTCCGTCTACTCCAGATCCTGATGCATCTGGTATTGGAGAACTTAATGCTCTAGATCCAAATGGTACTAGTATCTTATTTAATGTTTTTTCTTTAACACTGTTAGTAACTTCAACTCTTACATAACTAGATGCATTTGGATATTCTCCATTATCTCTAATTTTTCCTTCAGAGTTAATTGTTATAAATTGATCTCCAATTTTTCTTGCAATGTAATTTGGTGAATCAGGGTCTAAATTACAATTTGTAAATGATTCTACTATATCTGGTGTTTTGTCAGTGTCGTCAGAATCAAACGGTGAATTAGGTATATTAACATTATTTACTTTTCTTATTTCTACTGTAAATGTACCATATCCATTTGGATCTGCTACTTCAGACGCTACTCTAACATCCCTAATACCAATTTTAACATCTACATTTTCTGCGTTACCATGTGACAATGTATGCATTTTAAATAGATTAACTGATGTCGTACCTATTTTTTGTGATGTAATAAATGGTGTTGTTCCTGGTTGAAAGTCTTGAAGCAATGATAAATTGTTTATACCTATAGACATTGTTACCCCAGCCATGTTATTAAATAAACTAGTTGCTGCCGTATTTTCATATTGTACATATACTGGATAATTAACCCCTTTTGGATTAGTACCAAATATTTTTGTTATGTAATTATTTTTAGTTGAGTCAATAGAAGAACTTATTCCTATTTCTTGTAAATATGCTCCACTAAATCCAGGTAGTGAAGAATCATTTGTAAATGATCCAGATATACTTAATACAAAACTGCCGGAATCGTTAGAGGTCAACAAAGATGTTTGAAATACATTATTTCCAGCTCCTACAGTAGATACAGGTGCAGTTGGATGTAATACATGAGTAACAATTGGTCCGACACTAGCAGATCCAGCTAATATAGCTATACTACCGTTGTCTAATTGATAACCGTCTTCATATAATAATCTTGTAACAGTCATTACACCAGCATTCTTTAAATACTCTTGTACTGTAAATGGTACATATGATTCATCGGTATATCCGCCAAATATTTCTTGAAACTCGGAAAACGAATTTACTTTTGTTGGAATTTGCGCAGGACCTTTTATTGTTGTCCCAATTATTGATGCTCCAATTTCACTAACTCCTCTTTGTAAAAAGGATTGATCTTTTTCATTAGTAAATACACCAGGCGATACTATTCTTTCTGCCATTAAAATTCTCCCATTAATTTTTTATTATAAATATAAGTAAAATACTCAAAACCTCATGATTTTGGAATAAATATACCCTCTTCTAAATTTATTTGACCTTCGCCATATTTGTCTTCTAATTTCTTTACTAATTCTTGCTCATCACCACGTAATGTATTTAATATTTCAAAACATTCTGATTTTGCATTTGTCAGTTGTGTTAATTGTTGATCGATAAAATATTCGTCAGCTGTTATCATTCCTAATTTAGAATTATTTTCTTGATATTGTACTCTGATATTAGTCATTGCATCTATATCTATTTTCTCTAATTTTTTTGTTGCCATGTTATTATAACTTCTTTTTAATTCTTATTGTTTCTTATTATATATTATATATAATTATTTTCATTAATCAAATATATATTCAAATAAAGTATTTAGTCATTTCTATTTATTTGTAATTGATTTGGTGGTAATTGTGATGACCCACTAATTACGCCTTGCCATTGTACTTGCTTTATAGAGTATCTTTTTTGTATTGTAGATTTTCTATATTCTTGTTCTGCCATTAATGTACCATTAACAGTAAGTGGCATTGTGCATCTAACTAATCTATCTTCTCCTACTGTATTTATAGTTTCAAAGTTTAAACTTCTAATAAATGTTCTATATTTATTAAAATCATTTCCCCAAGCAAATGTACCATATGGCATAATTTGTTCAACTAACGCATTTAATTGTGTAGTAAAGTCTGTCCATATTAATAAGTCATATTCTATATCTACATATTCTGGTATATTAATTGCAAATAATTCTGCAGATTCAATTGGTTCATTAGCTGGAGTTGGAAATATTTCATCTCGATATTTATTTCTTTTATTATAACTATTTTTATATATTATTTGATTTCCGTCTGCAGGTCTATTTATATCTAGTTTTTTTAATGTGTCACGTTCTTGTAATGAATTACGCTTAAGCATAATTAATGGAGATTGTAACATTCCTTTTTCGTCACGCAAATATCCCAATCTTCGAACATTGTCCCATTTTTCTCCGTTTGAATATATAACTGGCACATCTATTAATTCTCCATTTGCTTCTACTTGTGGTTGTATTTCATTTTCAATAAACCATTTTATTGCATAATCTATATCATATACAGTACGTTTAGGAGTTTTAACTACATCATCATCTCTACGTGTTTCATTAGCTCTATTTAATACTTGATCGTCTCTAGAAGATTCAGTACGCTTTAAAGATGGCTTATTAGTTTTTCTATCAATATTTTGTCGATTGACTCTAGACATTAATTAAATCCTTTATATGATGGTTCGTCATTTGTAGATCCAAATCTCATTTTTCTAATATTAGTTGGGGTTTGTCTTGTTACATGAGAATCACATACAACAGATACACTATATCCAAACTCACTACCATTAGGCCATGTATCTGGATTCTTCCCTGCAAAATATTGATTTGCATCTACATTGTCTAATTCATAAAATTCAGAATCCCATTTTACAATATCGCCAACCTCAGGATAAAATCCAGCTCTTTCTAATATATCTCTAGAAATGCCAAATTGTGCTGTACGATTATATGAATGGCCAAACTCATCCATATTTGCATTTTTAGTTTCTTTTGTTATAAGTACTGGAATTAAAATAGAATCAAAATATGTTTTAGATGTGGATTCACCATATATATTTGAATTTGATTGTTCAACTACTAATTTATAGAATTCAATTTCAGTGTCAATAATTGCATTCAATAGTTCTGCATTAATTGAAGCTAGAAATTTTGCGTCTCGTTGTGTGCCAAATAATGCCATAATTATCCTATATATATTTTTGTTGGTACTCTAGACAATACTTCATTCATTGCATCATTTTCTGCTTGTTGTCTTGTCATCATACTTTCTTTTGTCATTTTTTCTAGAAATTCTCTAAGTTGAGTAATTAGTGTATCTTTTTCTGATTGTCCTTGTGATACTAATTCAGTGCCGTTTAATGTTACTTCTGAGTTTGGTATTGGTACGGTTGAATATTTTCCTCTAACATATCCTAACATTTCTTTAATTACTGCTAATCCATATTTAATAATCCAAGCTCTACCCATATCATTAATGTGACTAAATTGCTGATATGTATATGGTATATTTGATGCATCACTTATTACATTGTTCATTACTGCAGTATTACCAAATAATACAGACTGATCTGCTTTTTTCTCTTCATATATGTATTCTACATAAAAAGAATCAAAATGTAAATCTGCAATTGAACCAGATGTAGATGGTACTGGAAATATTTTTATATCATCGCCATGTATTTCAAATGACCAATGGGATTTTCTTATTCTATCATTAAATTCGATAGTTTGTATTCTTAATAAATCTTGGTGTAATGGCATCATCATAAAATTAACAGATGGAGAAAATCCTCCAAAGTCCATTGAGTCTAATAAATTTTGTGAGCCTAACCCAGTTCCAACAAATGGATCAAAATATCTTATAATTGCAGGTGGTACATTATGTAACACTCGTTTAATTTCAATTGAACTAGAGTCATCTAATGGTAATCCAGATTCAGATACAGCTGTTCTTATACTATAATTTTGAACGCCTGGCGAAGTTTTTACTTTAGCAGTATACCATTTGTCATGTCCGCCAGAATCAGCTTCTGCGCCATATGTTTTAGATAATTTTGTAACATATGATAATGAAGATCCTACCAATGTGTTTGATAAACTTTGACTTACTAAAAAGTCAGACCCTGTTTGTATTCCCAATGTACTTAATAAGTTATTTGTAATATTTACTTGATTTACTTGATTTGAATATTCAATTACTGCAGATTCGAATGCTGTATAAAAATTTATATCTATTAATTCGACATCCATGATTG